ATGCAGATAGTTGCTCATTAACAATTAACCAGAACAATAAATAAAGCCAGAATAAGCGCTGTAAGCGCATCATTTGAGCCGAGGTTTATTAAAAACCGCAGGTATTATGTATATATACTCCCATAATTATTTTCTGTTATATTTAATTACCCCCCTCAGAGTACTTTAAGTACTCCTCGGACAGTGTGACTTGCGTCACATCGTACGCTTAAGATATGCGGGTTCGGGAAAATACTTTCCCAACCCACTCGGAAAAGGCCCGTTTGAACGGGTCTTCTATAGTATATATATAAATATATACGGAGTCGCTCCGTTTAAGACTCCGCTCCTATATATAATATAATTTTTAAATTTTTTTTATCAAAATGCCCCCCTTATGCCGTTTATAGGGTACGTTAAATCGGCGTTATTAGATGGGACATAACATGGGTCGTAAAGCAGGAAAACAGACATATTCCAAGGACGATGCCCAGGCTAAAGTACTGGCTCTCCTAGAACAAGGTGCGACAATCACAGCCGCTATGGCAGCCGTTGACCGTCAAGACACCGCCTTTCGCCAATGGACAATGGCAGATGCCGACTTCAAAGAAGCATCAGATAAAGCCCGCCTTGCGGGTAAAGGCATTAAGCAGGACTTATCCGAACTTAAGGATATGCCCTTTGCTGAGTTCTCAGAAACCTTCCTAGGTTCTAAACTTTTTAATCACCAGTTAAACTGGATTGACCTTATTGAAGGTAAAGAACCACGGTGGCTACCACCTGGCATGACTTATGACCAGGGAGACCCTAACCGTGTTCTGATTAACGTGCCACCAGAGCATGCTAAGTCAACTACCATCACGACTAACTACGTGACCTACAAGATTGTGACCAACCCTAATACGCGAGTAATTATCGTGTCCAAAACTCAGGGTATGGCTCGCAAGTTCCTAGGCGCTATTAAGACGCGTCTTTCCCACCCTGGTTATATGAAATTACAAACGGCCTTCGGCCCTAATGGTGGGTATAAGGCGGATGCAACACAATGGTCCGCCGACATGATTTATCTAGGTACAGGTCGCGACTCTGGAGAGAAAGACCCAACAGTCCAAGCACTTGGCTTTGGTTCTCAGATTTACGGTGCTCGCGCCGACTTGATTATCCTAGATGACGTGGTGATGGGCTCCAACGCTCATGAGTGGGAAAAGCAAATTGAGTGGCTTCAGAAAGAAGTTATTACCCGTCTGGGACGACACGGTAAACTCATTATTGTTGGAACCCGTGTTTCATCTGTAGACCTCTATAAGATGATTCGAGACGGTGGACAATGGACGGGTGGAAAGAGCCCATTTACCTATTGTGCAATGCCAGCAGTTTTGCAGTTTGATGATAAACCAGCCAACTGGAAAACACTATGGCCTGAGACAGACCAGCAAGAAAACGATTTAGATGAGGTTTTAGAAAATGGCTTATATCCAAAATGGGACGGACCCTCGCTCTTTAAGCGTCGCTCTGAGGTCGCTCCGTCAGTTTGGGCTATGGTCTATCAACAAGAAGATGTCCAAGAAGACTCAATATTCTCTCCAACCTGTGTGGCTGGCTCAGTCAACGGAATGCGAAAAAGAGGACCGCTAAAAGCAGGTACTCCAGGACATCCTCAGCATGTTGAAGGTTATACCATTATTGGTCTTGACCCTGCTATGGCAGGTGCTACAGGAGCAGTAGTTGCTACTTACAACAGAGCAGATGGACGTATCTATATTTTAGATTGCGTCAATATGACTGACCCAAGTCCAGCAAAGATTCAGGCTTTGATTGAAGAGTGGGTTGAGAAGTATCGACCACAAGAACTACGTATTGAAATTAACGCCCACCAGAAGGCTTACGCCCTGGATGATGACTTGAGAGCATATCTAGCATCCTATGGATGTCAACTTAACTCTCACTTTACGGGTAAGAATAAATGGGACACATCATTTGGTGTAGCCTCTATGTCTATGTTGTTTGGTAATACCCGTGATGGGCGTTTCCAGGACAACAACATTATAGAACTACCCAGCAACGAAGGCTCTGAGGGTCTAAAGACTCTCGTACAGGAACTTATTACCTGGAAGCCAGATACGAAGAACCCAACGGACTGCGTTATGGCGCTATGGTTTGCTATTATCCGCATACGTGAGATGATGCAACAGAGTAGCAATGCATCTAAGTGGATGCAAAACAGATGGACAACTCAAGCGCAAGCATCAAGACGACAAGCAGTCAATTTAGACGAGGCCTTTGCAGAGCAATGGTCACATACTTACGGTTAGGATACCAATGGCATTATCAATGGAACAGGTTGCAGCACGCGTCGAAGCGTTGCGCTACCGTAATCATGAACGCGATGCTCGTAATCTAAGCGTACTTGCTGTTCGTAAGGGACAAATCGCATCTGTCTACCCTGAGTTCTTCCCAGAAGGTGTAGATGCCAACGTAGTTGCTAACTTCATCGACGTTGTAGCACGTGACCTCTCAGAGGTTATGGCGCCACTTCCAGCAATCAACTGTTCTGCTGCTAACTCCGTTAGCGACAAGGCACGTAACTTCGCTGATAAGCGTACACGTATTGCCGCTAACTACTTCTCCCACTCTGACCTGTCAGTACAAATGTACTCAGGTGCTGACTGGTATCTAACATATGGTTTCGTTCCTTTCATGATTGAATTGGACGAAGAAAGCAAGTTGCCGCGTATCCGTGTAGAAAATCCAATCGGGGCTTACCCAGAATTTGACCGCTACGGAAGATGTGTGGCCTTTGCAAAACGCTACATGCTAACTCTTGGAGAACTGGTTGCACAGTTCCCAGAGTATGAGACTCAAATCCTTGGTCGTGACGGATATCAACAGGACCTGCATGCTCAGGTTGAGATGGTTCGTTACTATGACAAGGACCAATCTGTAATTTATTTGCCTAAGAAGGGCAATCTAGTTTTATCTCGCGCATTGAATCCAATGGGCAAGATGATGGTTGTCGTGGCGCGTAAGCCTTCTATTGATGGCGAGATGCGTGGACAATTCGACGACGTATTAGGTATTCAACTTCTTCGCAACCGTTTCGCCTTATTGGCAATGGAAGCAGCGGAGAAGAGTGTTCAAGCACCAATCGTACTACCACAAGACGTTCAAGAACTCCAGTTGGGTGGCGATGCGGTAATTCGTACCGCTAACCCTGCTGGCGTTCGTCGTGTTGAACTAAACATTCCACAAGGCGCATTTACAGAAGCACAACTACTTAACCAGGAACTTCGCTCAGGTACTCGTTATCCAGAAGGTCGTTCTGGTAACATTGATGCAAGCATCGTTACTGGTCAAGGCGTACAGGCTCTCATGGGAGCATTTGATACACAGGTTAAGTCAGCCCAAGCAATCTTTGCATCTGCTCTACGCGATGTTGTTTCTCTCTGCTTTGAAGTAGATGAGAAGATTTTCGCACAGGAAAAGACAATCCGTGGTGTAGACTCTGGCTCACCATATGAAATTACATACAAGCCATCAAAGGACATCAAGGGTGATTACTCTGCAGATGTTCGTTATGGTATGTTGGCTGGTCTTAACCCAGCACAGGGACTTATCTTTATGCTACAGGCTCTTGGTGGAGGATTAATCTCCAAGGACATGGCAATGCGTGAACTTCCATTCACAGTAAACGTCACACAAGAACTTGAAAAAATCGAAATCGAAAACATGCGTTCATCACTACTTAGCGGTATTACTGCAATGGCTCAGGCTATTCCAGCAATGGCAACTCAAGGCGGAGACCCAGCATCTATCGTAACTAAGATTGCAGGAGTAATCAGTGCTCGTCAAAAGGGTCAATCCTTAGAAGAGGCTATCACTGAAGCATTTGCTCCACAGCAACCAGTTCCTTCTGCTGGGGCTGCAACGCCAAATGTTGAGCAGCCGTCCCCTGCTCCAGGTAGCGTCCCAGCAGGAGGCTCTCCAGAAGGTATGGGAATGGCTCCACCAACGCCAGCACCAGACCTACAAACAATTTTATCCACATTAAGTGGCAGCGGTAAAGCAACAGGACGAGTAACAACTAGGGGATAAAATGACAACGCTGGTAGCGATACAAGGTGACGGTTGGTCGGTACTAGGATGCGATTCACGTTTAAGTGATGATAATGGTCGATTCCAAGTTAGTAAGACTCCAAAGATTGTTGAAAACAACAGTGTATTAATTGCTGGATGCGGTTCTTCTCGCGCTAGTAACATATTACACTATGGTTACAAACAACCTAAGCCTACTGCACAAGAAGACTTAAATGCCTATATGACTCAAAAGTTCATTCCAGAAATGCGAAAGAACTTTATTGATGCAGGCATTGATATGAAAGAGGACGGCGATGTTGCACAAATTGACGGGGGATTCCTTGTCTCAGTCAAAGGCCAAGTATTCTCGGTCTCTGAAGACTACTCTTGGGATACCGATATTCGTAATGTATATGTTATGGGTAGTGGTGGCGATGTTGCCCTCGGCGCGTTGGCAGCGTTGGGTGTGGAAAAAGTAAAGACAATTAACCAAGCAGAGACAATGATTCGTAAAGCAATTGCTATTGCAATTCAATACGACAATATGTGCTCTGAACCAATTCATATTTTTAGACAATTTAAGTAGGAGGCATAATGGCAGGCAATGAGAATAGTGGCGGCTATCGCCCAAATGCTCCTCAGAATAATCCAGCCAATGTTTCAGGTACTGGTGGTGCAGGTCAGAGTGGTAACTACACAGGCTTTGCATACGGAGAAAATCAAGCATTGAATAATCAGCGTATGGAGGGTAACCAAGCAGTGGCAACAACTCAAGCAGCAACACCATCTGCTCCTGCAGCACCTTATGAAGGTATTAACATGCCTCAACTAGGTACACTCTTTGACCCAACAACTCGTCCAGATGAACCAATCACAGCAGGTGTAGATTTTGGTCCTGGTCCAGGAAGTGAAGTACTTTCAAAGGGTTTAATGAACAATGCACGTGCTGATGAGAATGCACGAATTGCAGCACAGTACTTGCCAGACTTGGCATTTGCTGCACGCTCACCAGATGCTCCAGATTCATTTAAGCGTTTTGTAAATTACCTTGTTGAGAATAGTCAGGGCGTAAACCCTAATGGCTGATGTTTCATGGATGCCAGGTAGCCTCTTTGATAACATTGACAAGTTTGCAAACTCACTTGGATATCAAAATGCAGGTATTGCTATGGAACTTGCAATGATGTCATGGAAGTCTACAGAAGATAGAGATGCTTTTATTACAAGCATTACAGGGCAAGACCCACAAGGTGGGACAGAGAAAAATTATATTAAACGAAATTACTAGGGGGTAATGATGTCTTTATGGGATTCATTCCGTTCAACCCTAGGCGTCGGTATAAAGAAGGTTACAGGCGGAGGCGCCTACCTTAATGCGGAAGAGCAGAGAAAAGAAGAAGAACTTACTTCAACAATTAGAAATGCTCTTAACGATGTAAATAAGTCAATTGAGTCAACTGCTCCAGGACGTGTGGCTAAGGCTGCAACTAAATCTTCAGCAGACTTTCTTCTCAAGGCTGCAGTACAGTTTAATGAAAAGATTTACTCACCACTGATTTCGCGTCCAATTGCAACAGTGGGTTTAGTAACTGACTTAAATTCTCCTCTTTACAAAAAGGGTCAATACGAAGAAGGTTTCCAGTTCTCTGATATTACTGCTGCCTATAATCGCAGTAAAAAAGTTTCTGCAATGCAGGCTCTTACAAAGTCAAGTCTTATACCGCTTATCAACCCAGTCTCTCAACTAGTTCTTTCTACTGGTAAGATTGACCTTGATACAGTTGATTTGTGGAACGATGAAAGCATTAAACAAAACTTTGTCGACAACGCAGTTGGTCGCTGGTACACTGGTATTGGTGACTTTGTTGTTGGAAACAAGGGTATTGGTGCCGCTGGTAAGATTGTTGGAACTGGTGCAAAGGCTGTTGCAAAGCCAGCAGGTTTGTATACTAAAGGCAAGAGCGTTGATGAGTTAGCCGCAGACATGGAGAATGGCATTTTGTATGCCTCTACCAATGGCGCAGCAGGTGCTCAGACTGTATCAGGAAGCCACGCATTACTACTTGCTGAAAGCAAGGACTGGGGAACTATCGAAGACCTAGTTATGAAGTACAGCACTAATGAGAAATTGATTCCAATCATTCGCGATACAACGGATGCAAGTGCTGTTAAAGATATTCTTCTTGCTGACAAGGGTAACCTTGATGCGCTAGCACGACTAGCAGCAACATCAAGCCATAAACTATTTGACATGGCTGATGTTAAGTCACAGATACGTACTAAGGCTCTTCAAGATGGTCAAGTACCTATGCCAACAGGTGTATCTGCTGAGCGTATTAAAAAAGCCTTTAATGATGCAATTGATGCAGACCCACAGTTTACAAAGATTAGAGATGCATTCTTTAATGAAAAGGGTGACTTCACTTACGGCGCAAAACAGTTCATGCCTATTGAGCCTGCAATTGGTGCTGCTGCACTAATCAAGGGACAGGAAGCACTTCGCAATACTAAGTCAACAATCCGTAGTCGTGATTACGAACTTCCAAAAAATGCTTTCTTTGAGACAAAGATTGGCGAGACTACTGGTGGATGGATAATCCGCGGAGTTCGCCTTGCTGGTCGCGCAACAGAGTCACTTCCTGCAGGATTTGTATCCCTATCAGGTATGCGCCCAATGCAAGCACGTGTAGAACTTACTGGATTCCTAAACAACATGAAGATGTTTAGAGATGGTGCTGGTAAAGTTGAAACACAGCCTGGACTGTTTGAAAAGGTTTCAGTTGTTCGTGCTCGTCTAGAAGACGAATACATGCAAACACTTGGCAAGGGTTCAGTCGAACAAGTCAATGCACTTAAGTCAATTGATGCTCAGGTTGGCCGCATGCTTGCGTACAAGGCTGGTCTATATGACGATGTTGCAATCAACTCATATGTAGCGCGTTTCCAGATGAACGTTAGCAAGGGAATGCAGTCTGTTAAAGAAAACGGATACGGCATTGGCTATGATGGAAACGTCACACTTGTTGACCCTCAGACTGTTCGCCAATTTGCAGAATCATACCGATTTACACCATGGGATGACATTGAGACCCAACTTGATATTGAAGCAGCAAAAGGACTCGACGCAATCAAACAACGCGGAAGTCGTGCTGGAAGAGACATCTTTGGTGAACTAAACAAGGTTTGGACATTCGACGTCCTTGCTCGTCCTTCATACGCATTTAAGCAGTCATTATTTGAGCCAATCATTAGCGTTGGCTTGTCACAAGGTATTAACTTTGTAAGAGATGAAATCGTAGCACAGGGTGCAAAGCGAGCATCAAAAAACTTCTATAACTGGTCTAACGATTTGCTTAAGCGAAAGATAACCAACAAGGCTGAATACAAGGCTGTTGCTGATAATGTAAATGCTAAGGCTACAATGCTACAGCAGGCTATTGCAGCAAAGAATACTGCAGAAGCATCTGTCAACGACCTACTTACTAATGCATCTCCTGCCACAAAGTCACAGCATTTGGCTGCTGCCCAAAAGGAATTGAAGGCAATCAATAAGATTGTTGATGGGATAGAACTAGACTTGCGTGATGCAATGGTTCCTTATGGAGTTACAGAAGCAATCCCAAGCATGGCAACACTGGAGCGCAGAATCGCATATCTAGAAGCCAACACAAACATTACGTCAAAGACGCTAGAGATTGCAGAAGCCAAAGCAGCGGTTGCAAACTACAAGACAATCATCAATAAGATGGCTACTAACAAAAAAGTAATCATGGATGCTGATGATGCTGTCCAAAAAGCATACAACAGAATTGATGCCACACTAAAAGAACTTGGCGAAGCCAGGATTCAACAGGCAGATGTGTTTGGTAAGAGCGCAAAATTCAAAGAGCGCTACTACTCAAAGGAAAAACACACAGTTGTCGTTAATGGAGTACAACACGACATTGACTCATTTATCCAAGAGCAGTCTACTGGGAGCGCAAATAACTTTACAGCAGCAGTTCGTGCAGAAACACAGAACGCCAGAACCCAGCAGATTAACTTCTTTGGAGAAATGTCTGTAGCATCTAACGTTTCTGCAATTAAGCGCAAGATTCCTATGTCAAAGATTGGCGTTAGCGAACCTCTATACTTTGAAGAGTTAGCAGACATTGCCAACCGTCAATATCGTGGCGATTCTTTGATGGACTTAATATTTGCTGAGACTCCAGTAGAAGATATTCTACGTTGGGGTAATTCTTCAGCAGGAAAAAACTACCTAAAGCCATTTGGTGTTGTCGATGACAAGCAGATTCAAGGCTACCTACTAGAAAAGGTAGAACTTGTCAAGCGCATGTTCCCATCTTATGAGGCGCGTTCTGCAATTCTTAAGGGTGAAGTAACCTCTCAGCAATTAGAGAAGTTGCTTGCTCCCTACATTGATGAGTTATACGACATTATCCCATCAAACCATAACTACGAAGCATTGACATTTGGTGTAAGCGGCGTTGCTACTGCAGCCCAGGGTTACAACAAGATGATGAACAAGGTTATGACCAAGTTGGCAAGTGTTGAAAATCCTGTCCGTGGTTCTTTGTTTGATAAATTAGCAGCCGAGAAAGTTGCACTACGAGCACAGTATTTGGCACAACAAGGTGTTGAGATGACTACTTCTCAGTACAATGCACTACGCCAGGGAGCAGGCCGTGAGGCCCTACAGGAGATGGAAAAGACTCTCTATACCATCAATAACCCTAATCGTCTAATCAACTCTCTACGTGCCGTTATGGCCTTCCCAGGGGCAAATGCTAACGCATTCATGCGCTATGGTAGACTTGCCGCACAGAACCCAACACGGGCAGCAATGCTAGTGTCTAACTATGGTCGAACATACACCACATTTGGTGTCGATGAGTTCGGTAACCCAACTGATGATATTGACAAGATGTCTCACTTGGTTGTACCTGGAACTAAAGACTTGGGTATGGGTTCAAGAGGTGAAGGAATCAAACTTAGTGCTCAGTCTCTAGGTTTCCTAATTAACCGTCCTGGTCCATCATTCGTTACAGGTCTTTCAGTAGGCCAAGCAATGCAAAAATTCCACAAGTCTGAAGCAGAAGTTGAAGAACTGATGACCTGGGGCGGAACTAACTGGTACAAGGTTATCTTCCCATTTGGCCCACCAACATCTGTTAGAGATGCTTACACTCCCCCTTGGGTTAAGAACATTGTTAACTCTGGTCCAGACTGGCAGAGAGAACTTGCAGCCAAGATATTTGGTCAAAGCGGACAACGAGACTACCTAAGTTCATGGAAGTCTGTTTACAACTACAACGCAATGTTGGTTGAAATGGGAATCCAAAAGGATATGCCATCTGATGCTGAGATAGAGAAGCAAGTAAAGGGTCTCTTCCGCGCTAAGTTCTGGTCTGTATTTGCCTCGCCATACGCAGGTATTCCTTACAAGATTGACAGTACACCAATGTCTCTCACATCAAACTTGTACTACAAGTTGATAGAAAAGAATATTGCACAGGGAATGCCTAACCAGGATGCCCGTGATGCTGCTGGTCAAGAGATGCTTACAATACTAGGTCCAAACTTTATGCTTGACAGAGTGACATTTACTGGTTCATCAAAGAACGTAAATATCCCTGCAACAAGCGAAGCCTATGCCCGTGTATTTGAAGACAATGATGACCTAGTTGGTCGACTTGTTAACATTGAGCCAGGCGAAATTGGTCTAGTTGGTTTATTGACTGCTGATTTGGAATATGACCCATCTAAGCAATCAAACAACATACTTGCACTTCTTGCTAATCCTGGAGCAACTTTGCCAGGAACAAGCAAAAACCTCAATGAACTTAAAATGACTCCCCAGGAGATTGAGACTGAGCGCCTTAAGCAGCGTACCTGGAATCAATACATGGATACTAAAGAGGCTCTAGAAGCAAAGATTACTGATGGAAAGACACTACGTTCTCATCCAGAACTTAAGTCAGTTCTAGATAATCTTGCTGTTACTATATTTAAGGACCAAAGCCAGGCATGGTACGACCAGTATCAACTTGCTCAAAGTGGCGATACATCCTACAAGTATGCTCGCGCACTTCAAGAAATTACTAGTGATAAGAATTTCATGAGCAAAAATGGCAATAGTCAGTTCTGGAAAGATACTCAATCTTTCATAGAATCTCGAGCAATCTTTACAAACGTATATCAGGCACTTCCAGATTACGACCCACGTAAGGCTAAAATCAGAGATGTATATAACTCTTGGGTTCAGTCAAATG